AAATGCTTTAGATCTTAAAGCTCCATTAGCAAGCCCAACTTTCACTGGTACTGTTTCTGGTATCACTAAATCAATGGTTGGATTGGCTAACGTTAACAACACAACTGATGCTGCTAAACCAATTTCTACAGCAACTCAAGCCGCTTTAGATCTTAAAGCTGATGCTGCTTCAGTTTACACTAAAACTGAAACTGATACTCGCATCCAAGCTGTTATCGGTGCTGCTCCTGCTGCATTAGATACATTGGCTGAATTAGCTGCTCAATTGACTTCTGATGAATCAGGTGCTGCTTCTTTAGCTGCTACTGTTGCATTAAAAGCACCTTTGGCAAGTCCAGCATTCACTGGTACTGTTACTGGTATTACTGCAACTATGGTTGGTCTTGGTAATGTTGATAACACTGCTGATACTGCTAAACCAGTTTCTACTGCACAAGCTGCTGCATTGGCATTGAAAGCTCCTTTAGCTTCACCAACGTTCACTGGTACTGTTTCTGGTATCACAGCAACTATGGTTGGCTTAGGTAACGTTGATAACACATCTGACGTTAACAAACCAGTTTCTACTGCTACTACTGCTGCTATCAAAGTTGAAACAGATAGAGCGGTTGCTGCTGAAGCATTAAAAGCTGATCGAGATACAACTTATACAAAAACTGAAGTAGACGCGGCTATTGCTGCTGCTATTACAGCGTTTGCTGCTACATTATACGTTTAATGTAGTGTAATCCACGGAGCCGTATAGGTTTACGGCTCCCCTCTTATTTTAAGGAGCAAGATATAATGGCGACTACGATCGTAACTCGAGTTGGTAAAGGTGGAAGACTTTCATTCACTGAAATGGATGCTAACTTTACTAATCTTCAAGCAACTGCTGATGCAGCTGCACCACAATCATCTACTTATACAAAAACTGCTGTTGATACAGCATTAGCTGCTAAAGCACCTTTGGCAAGTCCAGGTTTCACTGGTACTGTTACTGGTATTACAGCTTCTATGGTTGGTCTTGGTTCAGTTACCAACGATAAACAATTAAAAGATTCACAAACATTAGCAATCACTGGTGATGCTACTGCTTCTGCTACTTCTTTGAACACAGGAACTATTGCTGTTACTTTAGCAACTATTACTGATTCAGGTACTGGTTCATTCAAAAAAGTTACTGTTAACACTAAAGGTTTGGTTACTGGTACTGCTGCTGTTGCTCAAGCTGATATCACTGGCTTGTTAGGTGCTGGTTCAATCACTAACACAATGTTGGCTAACACTGCTGTTGCTAACTTGTCTGGTACTAACACTGGCGACGAAACCTTAGCTACAATTAAAACTAAATTGGGTATCACTACTCTTTCTGGTTCTAACACTGGTGACCAAACAATCACTTTAACTGGTGATGCTACTGGTACTGGTACTGGTTCTTTCGCAGTTACTTTAGCTGCTTCAGGCGTTACTGCTGGCACTTACGGTACTGCTACTCAAGTAGTTCCATTTACTGTTGACTCTAAAGGTCGCGTAACAGGTACAAGTGCTGCTGTTACTATTACTCCAGCATTCAGTTCAATTACTTCTAAACCAACTACATTGTCTGGTTATGGCATCACTGATGCTGTTTCAAGTTCATTGTTAGGCGCTAACTCTGGCGTTGCTACATTGGGTTCAGATGGTAAATTAACAACTGCTCAAGTTCCTGCTGCTTTGGTTGGTGCTCTTCAATATCAAGGTGTTTGGAACGCTTCTACTAACACACCAACATTGGTTTCTGGTACTGGTACTAAAGGTCAATACTATAAAGTTTCTGTTGCTGGTACTACTGCAATCGATTCAATTAGCACATGGCAAGTTGGCGATTTAATCGTATTCAACGGCACAACTTGGGACAGCGTTGACAGTTTAGGATCTGAAGTAACTAGCGTATTCGGTCGCGTTGGTTCAGTTACTTTAACTCAAGCTGATGTTACTGGCGTATTAGGCGCTGCTTCTATTACTAACACTATGTTGGCTAATGGTGCGGTTGCTAACTTGTCTGGTACTAACGCAGGTGATGAAACTGCTGCCACTATCAAAACCAAATTAGGTATTACTACTCTTTCTGGTTCTAACACAGGTGACCAAACTATTACATTGACTGGTGATGCTACTGGTACAGGTACTGGTTCATTTGCTGTTACTTTGGCTAACTCAGGCGTTACTGCTGGTACAGTGAATAGCAGTGCTACTTCTGTTACTCCAATTACTGTTGACGCAAAAGGTCGCGTAACTGGTACTGGTGCTGCTGTTACTATTACTCCAGCATTTAGTTCAATTACTGGTAAACCAACAACTTTGTCTGGTTACGGTATTACTGATGCTGCTCCATTAGCAAGTCCTACTTTCACTGGTACTGTTTCTGGTATTACTGCTGCCATGGTTGGTTTAGGTAACGTTACTAACGTTGCTCAATTAGCTTCTACACAAACATTGGCTCATACTGGTGATGTTACTGCTCCTGCTACAGCATTGAGCACAGGTACAATTGCTTTAACATTGGCTTCATCTGGCGTTACTGCTGGTACTTATAACAATGCGGCAACTACTCATACACCATTTACTGTTGATGCTAAAGGTCGTGTAACTGGAACTGGTACAGCTGTAACAATTACTCCTGCGTTCAGTTCTATTACTGGTTTGCCAACTACTTTAAGTGGTTATGGTATTACTGATGCTGGTTATTTGAACATTCCACAAGTAAGTAACTCAGCTAACTACACAACGGTATTGAGCGATTCTGGTAAACATTTGTTACATCCAGCTGCTGATACAACTGCTAGAACATTCACAATTGCTGCGAATGCTTCTGTAGCGTATCCAATTGGTACAACTATTGCGTTTGTTAACCAAAACGGTGCTGGTGCGTTAACTATTGCTATCGCAACTGACACAATGAGATTGGCAGGTGCTGGTACAACAGGAAGTAGAACATTAGCAGCTAACGGTATTGCTACCGCTGTTAAGATTACATCTACTGAATGGATTATCAGTGGAACAAACTTGACCTAACAGAATTCCTGGGAACGATACGGTAATGCGCTGTATCGTTTCCCAGCTAAATATCTTTTTTGAGGATTTAAAACATGAATAAAACAAAAATTAAAGGGAGAATTCTATGTCTGGGATATTAAGTATCTTAGCTGCTAGTGGTGGATATGCTCCTCCGTTTGGTAGTGGTGGGACAACAGTCCCAGACAAGCCAACCAACGTTGCTGCTACTGCTGGTGATTCTTCTGCTACTGTAACGTTCACTGCTCCCAATAACGGCGGTTCTGCTATTACTGGTTATACAGTCACGGTTTATTCTGGATCTACTGTTGTTGGTACTGTTTCTGGTGTGTCTACTACTATTAACGTTACTGGTTTAGTGAATGGTACAACTTATACGTTTACAGTAAAAGCGACTAATGCTATTGGTACTGGCCTTGAATCTGGCGGAAACACTCCAACGGTTGGTTCTTCTACTCAAGGCGGTTATTACGCAGGCCAAGTTGTTGATGGTGGCGTTACTTACGCGCTGATTGTTGCACCTAAAGCGTCTGGCGCTAATGGTGGTGCTACCATTCAATGGAAAACCACTAACGATGCTGCTCCAGCAGCTACCCAGACTTTGACTAATGGCGTTGCTGCTTCTAATGCCATGAACGCCAGCAATTACCCAGCAGCCTTTTATTGTAAAGGTTTAAACATTGGTGGATTTACCGACTGGTACTTACCAGCTAGAGACGAACTAGAGATTCTGTATAGAAACTTGAAGCCTGGAACTACTGCTAACTACGTAGCGAATCCATGGAGAACAACCGCTAACTTTGGAACTGGGTTCGGGTTAGATAACGGTGCTAACGGTTACAACGCTAATTCAAGCCCAGCAGGGGCGGGATACACTAGCGGAAGTCCGGCACAAACCGGAGTAGCCGTATTTAAAACAGGCGGAACAGAATCTTTTGTCGAGAACGGCTATTGGTCTAGTACTGAGTTTAACGCCACCAACGCGTGGCTACAGAACTTCCTCAATGGGAACCAGACCAGCCGCACTAAGGCTAACTACGGCTATGTTCGCGCTACCCGGCGGGTACTTTAATTATTCAATTATTTCGGCTTTTCTTTCTTTTGATTATCACGGGCGTTAAGCGCCCGTGATTTTAATCATTATATTTTCTTAAAATAATGCTTTACTTTTTAGATTAGCTATAATACAATTACCTCAACGTTACAACTTAACTTAACTTAACTTTAATTAACTGAGGAATTGCAACATGGCTCAATATCAACATTTACCTATTTTCAAAGCGGCTTATCAATTAATGGAAGCGATTGCTATTAAGACTAAAGATTATCCTGCTAATTATAGATCAACGATAGGTTATCAATTAAACACAGAAGCATTAGCATTGGTAATGTCGATATTCAAAGCAAATCAACATGCAGACAAATCGGTTTATATTAAAGAAACTATACAGCTAACTGAGATGATAGAAATGCTGATTAGATTATCAAAAGATTTAAAACTGATTAACATCGAATCACATGCTAAATTTGTAGAGTTAACCGATTCAATTTTAAAACAATCTAGTGGGTGGCTTCGGTCACAAATTTCGTAGGGCAGATTATCAATAGCCAAGGCTATTGATACCGTACCATACTATACCCCGATCTGTAACCGTTGGATTAATTCTAACGAAAGGGCGAAAGCCAGTCGATTAACTGAGTATTCGGATAATTGTCGTGTGAGTGTACAGATTATAAATTCTGTTTTGTCGAGAACAACTATTGGTCTAGTACTGAGTTTAACGCCACCAACGCGTGGAAACAGAACTTCAACAATGGGAACCAGAACAACAACAATAAGACTAACAACAACTATGTTCGCGCTACCCGGTGGAATATATACGAGTTTAACTAGATTGTTTTAAAATTGAGGATTACCATGAATACCGATTTAACCTTGACTGAAGTTTTTCGAGCGTATTATGATTGTCGTAAACATAAACGAAATACATTTAACGCTATCGAATTCGAATACGACTTAGAAAGAAACCTAACGAAATTGTACGATGAATTGTTGGATGGTTCTTATCGAATTGGCCAATCTATTTGTTTTGTTGTAGTTAAACCAAAAGTAAGAGAAGTTTGGGCTTCTAATTTTAGAGATAGAATAGTACATCACATCGTCTATAATAGATATTCGCCAATGTTTTACCGTTCATTCATCTATGATAGTTATGCTTGTATTCCAGAAAAAGGAACATTACGAGCAGCCGAACGCGTACAACAGTTCATTCGATCGGCAACAGAAAATCACACGAAAGAAGCATTCTACTTGAAAGCAGATGTTGCTAACTTTTTCATGTCGATAAACAAATCGATACTAGATACAATCATTACCGAAAAGATAACAGATCCTTATTGGCTGAATTTGACTAGACAAATTCTACACCATAATCCAAGAACCAACGTTCATATTAAAAGTTCTTCGGAATTGATGAATCAAGTTCCGTTCGCAAAGAGTTTGTTTAATACGCCAGAAGGATACGGCTTACCTATTGGGAATCTATCAAGCCAATTCTTTGCGAATGTTTACATGAATGAATTAGACCAATACGCTAAACATAAGCTGAAAGCGAAATATTATGCTAGATATGTTGATGACATTGTTATGATAGATAATGATTGTTCTATACTCAATGATAAATATGATTATATGAATGAATACGTTTCAACTAAACTAGATTTGAAATTTCACCCGAATAAAAAGGACATTAATAAGGTAGTACATGGAGTTAATTTTGTTGGGTATATTATCAAACCTAGAGTTAAATATATCCGTAGATCAACTATAAATAATGCATATCAAAATGTAAAAGGTTCTATTGACATAAGAGCTTCAGTTAATAGCTATCTTGGTATATTAAGAAATGCGAATTGCTTTAATGAACGCTGTAAACTTACCAATTATCTTTCCGAATACCGGTTTGATAAAAACTTAACCAAAATGGAGACAACACAATGTTAGTAAAATTCACACAAATCGACGCTGGTTTCAAAACACTTTGCACAGAGAAACCAATGGTCAATGGTCCAGCTTTCCCTGAATTACCAGAACTTCAAATTGAATTCTGGGATGAATCAAATTACCCGATTCTAACAGATGAAGAAGGCAAATACACAACTGCTCCTATCTTCTGGGGTTCTTGTTCAGATGCTGCTGATACTTCTTTAACAGGCGTTATTGCGGTTCTTACTCAAGAAGAATACGATGCTGATAAACTTGCTGAAGCTAAAGCAAGAAAACCTTTCGCGTCTTGGGTATTCGATGAAGCAACTTTAGCTTGGAATTCTCCAACTCCTAAACCCGAAGACGGTAAAGACTATCTTTGGGACGAGACTACCACTTCTTGGATTGAACAAACTCCTCCTGAAGCTCCTGCTGTTTAATCGTTCTATCCTCAAAACTAAAACCGATACTGTTTAACCGCAGTATCGGTTTTTTAATGCCCTAAATAATACTTTAACCACTTACATTATGAGACACAAATGAACAAAACTCTTCACTTCTTATCTGGTATTCCTCGCAGCGGCTCCACGGTTCTTGCTGCTATTCTTAACCAAAATCCAGCAACTCATGTTTCTACCACTTCTGGTCTAGTACATGCTCTTGACGGTCTAGCTAACACTTGGCATTCTGCTGGTTTACTTAATGAGAACGATCCTGATAGAACTAAACTAGCCCAATCAATGAGAGGTCTTATCGACTCCTACTATGAGGAAATCCCTAAACCAATCATCATTGATAAAGGCAGAGGTTGGCCAATTCCGACCATCATGCAAGCGATGTCGCAGGTTCTACAACATAAACCTAAAATCATTGCTACAGTCAGATCTATCCCAGACTGTATGTCGTCTTTTGTTAGAGTGGCTAAACCAGAAAACCTTGATGAATTCATGGCAACTGGTCAATTAGCTGATCATCTTAGAGCAGCTTACATCTCCTTACAAGAAGGTTATCAGTTTGCTCCAGAATGTTTCTTAATCGTTGAATATGATGATTTACTCGCGGATCCTCAAGCTCAATTAAATAGAATCCATGAATTCTTAGAGCTACCAGATTTTGATTACGATTTATCAAACATCGATGGAACTCCTGTAAAAGAAGATGATGAAAATCTACATGGATACGCTGGTATGCATGATATCAAGCCTAAACTTGAACGTCAACATACAACTGATCCAAAAGATATTCTTCAACATCATTATAGTTCTTTCTGTCAACCTGAATTCTGGTTACCGACTCCAAGAACTATTCCTACCATTCATGATTTAGATTTACAACTTGCTGCTGCTACAACTGGGGATTTCGAGGAAGGCTGGCGTATTGCTCAGAAACTCGAAAAAGAAGAACCCAATAACTACAGAGCAGCCTATAACGCTGGTTGGTATTATCTTAGACAAGGACAAATCCAAAAAGGTTATCGCTTAATGGATAAAGGTCGTCTGGTAGGCGTTTTCGGAAATAAACATCCTGAAACCATTACTCAACCATGGGACGGAATTGCCAGAGGAACTATCTTACTTTACTTGGAAGGCGGTTTAGGTGACCAGATTCATCAAATCCGATATGCCAAAGATATCGCTAAACTAGGCAACAAAGTCGTGGTTTCTGCTACTGGCGCTCTAGTTCCGCTATTAAATAACGTTGAATGCGTTTCTGCTGTTGTTCAACATGGAGCAGAATACGGCATCTATCATGATTATTGGGTTGCTGGAATGTCAGCGGTTGTTCCATTTGGATTTGAATTGAAAGATTTAAAAGGAACGCCTTATATCGATAAACCTACTGTAATAAAATCAAAGAAACCAAGAATCGGTTTACGTTGGTCTGGTAATAAAGCATTTGAAGACCAGCATCATAAACTGTTCCCAAGCGATTTGATGTTTGAAGCAGTAAAGGGTTTAGATGTTGAATTTATTTCTTTACAACGAGATGCTGATACAGATGTTACGCCAGACTGGGTTAAAACAGTTCCATTAGATTCATGGTTTGATACGCAAGCAGCTATTGCTAGTTGTGATTTGGTAATTAGTTCTTGTACATCAGTAACTCATATGGCTGGAGCAATGGGAATTGATACATGGGTCGTTACTCCTATCATGCCTTATTTCTTATATGCGATTGATGGCGACAAAACGCCTTATTATGATTCATTTACATTAATCAGACAGACTGAATATGGTAGCTGGAAAGAACCTTTCATTGAAGTAAAAGAACGATTAGAAAAACAATTTAAATAATGTTATACGCGCGGATGTTATTGTTACGTCC